TTCTTCAGGCGATACGGATCCACCACTAGCTCAAAGCCGGATCCCCACAGCCCGTTGACCAGCGTGGAGAAGACGCCGAGGATGAAGGCGTGGCATGTCGCGCCGGAACTTCCCTTGACTAAGTTGCTCGGCACCTGATTGGACCAGCGCGCCGTCAGGCCGTCGATCTCATTGCCCTTGGCCCAGATCGGCGTGCCGGTGACGTTCACCGTGGTGGAAGCCCCGGGCGGCGTGTAAACCAGTTCAGGAGTGCGCTTCAGCAAACCCTTGATGCCCGGAGTGGTAAGCCATTTCGGTTCGCCCACCTGGTCAGCATTCGCCTCTTCCAGAAGCTCCTGCATCTTGGTGATGTCGCTCCACTGGATTACCCCGCCATTGCCGGAGTCAGCGTCCACCACATACGGCTGGACGCCGGTGGTGCCCAGGATGCCGAGCGGCTGGTTGCTACCCGATCCAAGGCCGGCGATCCCGGCAAGATCGAGGGCCAAAGCGGCATCGCGCGCCAGGTCAGTACGCACCAAGCTGTCGATATCGATTCCAGCGGAAGGCGCCTGCGCCAGCAATTGCCGCGTGTAGCCGCTGGATGTCTGGTAGGTCCTCGGAGTTCCGGTGACCTGCGCCAGCGTCAGATTGCTGTCAGCAACATCCGTGCCTTGGTTTTCACCCACCCACGATCCAGTGGCGCGTCCTGTCTGCTTAGGGAAAGCGACGTTGCCGGTGAGCCCGCTCACAACGTTCGCGCCCAGTTCCTTGAGCTTCATCTGGTTGTAGAGGAACTGAATGAATTCCATGGGCTCGGTGAAGACCAGCTCGGAGCCCTTGGTGCTGGCCCCCGCGCTCAGGACCGTAGAAATACCGGCGCGCTGGAGATATTCAGCCGCGGCCCGCGCTTTGAGGGGATCCACGCCGAGGCGGAAGGGCACGAACAGGCCTCCGCGTTCATCCTTTTTGCCCTCCCACTTCTTCTCGATCTCGTTGGAAACTTCGAGTTCCAAACAGTTAATCCGGCTCCTCTTGTTCTCGCCGTTGTGGACCACGGCCATGATCCCGCGGCAAAGGTTATAGCTTTTCTGCTCCTTGTCGGTGAGCGCCAGCATCTCGGTTGTCTGCTCGGCTGCGACGGTGCGGAGCTCGCCCGGCGCGGCTGTGGCTTTGGCGACTTCGGCCAGGATCTCGCGCGAGGCGATATCCACGGTCATGCCTTCTTTGCTCATCAATGTGGTGGCGAACTCCATGGCGCGCTTGGGATCAGCGATGTGGGTAGTGCAGAGACGCATGATCTCCGCGGCGTTTTTCGGTTCCATTTTCTTTACCTCGATTGGGATTTGCGGCGTTGGAGCGCCTGCCGCGGAGCGAACTTCTTTGAAAGGGGTGAGCTTCAGCCGCTCACCTTTCGAATTGATGAACTCGGCTGGGAATGCTTCTGCATCTGCGCTACGTCCGGCGCCGACTGAAATATCGGCCGGGACTGCGACGGTGGAGACTTCCATGGGCGCCCACCTTGTCACGCGATAGGTGCGCACTTTGTTGTCACCCTCGCCTTCCTCTTTTTCAAGCCGCATGTCCTGGACGTCATAGCCGATAGAAGTGAACTTGCGGATCTTGTCCTGCACGTCGCGCTTGATATCCTGGGCGCGCGCGCTGCGGGAGAAGCGGACGGTCCCGCCAAACTTGCCCTTTTGCAGGGCGAGGTTCTCAGCGATACCGATTTGGTCGCGCGTGTTGTGATCGGCAAGGTAGGAAAGGCCCTCCGCGGCTCTGCTCATGTCCACGCACTCGGCGGAGTGATCGAGGATTTCGTAACCGAACCAGCGCAGGACCGGCGCGTCTGAACTAAAGCTCATGTTGAAGCTGTCGGCATCGCGCTGATCTTCTTCGTCCTGCTCGTCGTCCACGTCCTCGGGATCCGGTTCAGGTTGGCCAGCGGCTTTGCGCGCTTCCGCTTCATCCGCCAGGCGCTTCAGCTCCTCCTCAGATTTCTTGCGTTTAGCGGCGCGCTGGATCGGGGTGATCTCCAGTGCGATGGTGCGCGTCAGCCGGGGCAGCGCGGTGATTTCTTTTGTTGCGGTGCTCATTGCAAACTCTCCCGTTCTTCAGGCGCGTGGCCGATGTGGATATGCCACTGCGGACCGCCCGCGGCGCGAGCGATCGGAACCACGGTGCTCTTGTTCCCAGTTTCGGCATCTTTCTCTTTGCCGCTCTCCAGGCCTTCCTCGGTCTCGTCGTCCTGGACCTCGGCTGGATTTTTCTCAGTGCTGGGCCGCGCCGGCGGGTTGAGGTTCATCACGATGCCGTACTTCTTGGCCAGCTTTTCGGCTTCAGCGATCTCCTCGTAAATCTCTTCCAGGTCCTCACCGCGCTCAGCTACCACGCGCTGCGGAGATTTAAGTGCCGCGGCAATATCGATAATTGCGGCCTGCGAGTCTTTGAGCGGATCCACCCACGCCCATCCGCGTGGAAGCCAAACGCCTTCGCGGAAGCGCGCGGGATCGCGCGAGTCGAGCACCAGGGCGCCGCTCAGAAGAGCCATGCCGAGCCACTGATCGAAGATCGGAGCGGTGAATTGCTCAATGAACCATTGCTGCTTCACGCTCCAGTTGTCGCGCTCAATCAGCAACCCGCTGCGCAGTGAGCTGTAATTCACGCCGATAAGATCATTGGCCAGCGAGTTGTAGCTGGCGCCGAGACCGCTGGCTACCAGGCGCAGATTCGACTTCACAAAATTCTCAAACGCGTTGGACGGATGCTGCGGAAGGTATTCCTTGAACTTCACGCCAGGCGGAAGACTCTCAAATATTCCCGGGTTTGCTTCCATGCGCTTGGGCATTGTGGGCTGATCAGGACCGTCATAGGTGTCCGGATCGTTCTCAAAGAAGCCCATCTTGGCCGCGCCCACGCGCGCCGCCACCAGTTCAGTTTCGGTATAGCCGTGCAGCATTTTCAGCGTGATCATCACCGGGTGGAAAGCGGTGAGCCCGCGCGTCTGGTTGGGACGGTAGGGATCGAAGGTATGCACGATCTGGTCCGCGGGGATGCGCTGGCGCAGCAGCGATCCGCCGAAATCGGAAGGGTGGCCCGGATTGACGTAGTACGCCGTCGGGCGGCCCCAGCTATCCACTTCCACGCCCAGCCTGACTTCCTGGCCGTTATTTTCCTGGTTCAACGTGCCCAGCGTGGGCCGCGCGTAATTGTCTTTCGGGGCGCGCGTGAAGAGATGGTCGACCTGGTCAGCGTCAATGAGCTGCAGGGCGAAGCCCCACTTGTTGGAGAAGCCTTTCACCATGCGGGTGAAGTTCTCGCCGTCCATGGCCGCGGTGCGAATCGCCAGGTCCTGCACCTGGCGGAAACTCATCTTGCCGTCCACCGTGCAATTTCCTACCTTGCACCATTCGTTCCAGGCGTTCTCAATCTTGCGATTGATCGCGGTATTCAGCGAGCCGTCATTGTTGCGGACCCGCGCCCGGTACCGGATCCCGCGCTCTCCCACCACGTTGGTGGCCAGCAGATTCAAAAAGTGTTTGGCCGTGGGATTGTTGCGGACCAGTTCGCGGCCTCGCGCCCGGAGCAGCCGCAGGTTGCCGCGGCATTCCTGATCAGGCGAGAGGATGGGCGCGGTCCAGTCCAGCGTCATCCGATTGCCGGCCGCGCCTTCATAGACGAAGCTGCGCTTACCGGCCGGGGCGGCAGGTATTGTGCCGACGAATTTGCCCAATGCGACTTCGCGGCCGAGTTGTGAAACGCTTGCCAATTTACTCCTCTTCGGCCTTCTTCACTCCCAGCCGCGCCAGGACCTGCTCTGTGCTGTTCTCCAGATCGAGCAGGTAGATATAGGCGTCGATGGTCTTGCCGGCTTTCAGCAAGCTCTTCACCTTCACCAGGTCACCGAGAAGAGTCTTTAGAAATTCAGGGTTCACGCATTCTCCTTTGTCATTGGCCGGCTCCCGGGAGTCCGGTCACGTCCACCCACGTGGGCGGGAAGTTGGCGTCGCTCGATTCATCCAGGAAGTCGACGAAGACCGGCTCGCTGATGCGATCGGGATTCGCGGCCTTCCAAACATTCGCCCGGGCGATCCCGCGGATCGCCAGCAGCTCTTTGATCGGGATCTTCTGCACCGCGCGTCCCGCGATCTGGTAACTCTGCAGGTCTTTGGTGAGACGGCCGCTGAGCGCGGCTTCCACCACGCTGAGAGTCTTTTCCCAGAACGTGAGCGTTGCGCCGGCGGAAGCGGTGGCCAGGTCAAGCTCGATCTGCGCGACGCCTTCGCCGACGGTATAAATCTCGCCGGTGCTGGCATTGTTCACCCGCTCGACGTAGCGATAAATTCCACCGGCCACGGTCAGGTCAGTGGGCGTGAGCGTGATCAGAAAAGCATTGCTGGGATCAGTTGTGCCGGCTTTGTTGAAGATGTTGCTGGCGCCGTTGAAGTAGATTTTGTAGGTCCAGTCCGGCGGCTGGAAGTCACCAAAGGCGCGACGGAATTTGACCGTCTCGCCGGCAGTGAACAAAACCGGAACCTGATCAGGGATGACAGGAGGCACGGCATGAGCATGTGCGGGAACAAAAAGAGCGGCAACTGAAGAGTTTCTTCAGCGTGTATCATGGCGGCCGAGGAGCAAACGATGGCAGCTTTTATCGAAGGGGCTGGGAATCAGATTGAGTGGCACGTCGGTGAACCCCTTCCGGCGTGGGTATATAAAGTGAAAGTGTTAAAGATTCAAGCGGACGGGGATGAGCTTACTCAGATACTTGAGCGCGGACTCGGAAGATCGACATCTGGCGCGGATCGAGCCGGCTGAGCAGATCGCGGCGCTGCGCCTTGGTCAGCCGTCGACGTGTGCTTCCTTCGCTCGCTTTCACGTTGACGGCTCACAAACCGCCGCAGTTCCAGCAGTGCAGGCGTTTCCATGCCGGGTATTTCAATCTGAGTTTGGCTTAATCGCGCCATCCGTTTACCCACCCGCTGCCACCGCCGAAGCTACCGCCAGGCCCCTCATAGCCCCCGTTGCGCCTCTGGTTTGCTGCGGCTGCCTTGGCTCGTT